CACAGACCCGCCACAAACGGCCACAATCCACGGCAGGATGGGTTGCAGCAGGAATTGGTACACGAGGCCAAAGACGCACGCCCAGCCCGTTGCAGGTCGCCAGCCACCTCGGAACATGTCGGTGTTGGCCTCGACCTTGTTGACCTCAAGCTGACCGAGCGCCAGCTTGGTCTCGGCATCCAGCACGGCCAACTCACCCTTCTGGGCCAACTCCATGACCTTAAGCTTGGCATCAGCCTGGGCCTGCGGGTCTGGGATGGCCTTCTCGACGATCGTGCCAATCAGAGGGATGAGGGCTTGCCACATGGTCGTGCTCCTTATGCAGGGTAGGATTTATGGGGCAACTGGAAATGCGGCCCGTCCTTGAAGGTGCGCCAGTCCCCACCCCATTCGATAGGCACGTTCAACTCGGCTGCGGCCTCATTCATCGCCTTGGCAATCTGGTGGTAAAGCGGCCAGTCCCAGCGCACCTCACCGTCCACCCAAGCGCCAAGATCGACCGCATGGCCTGTGATGTGGCGTGAGTTCAGCGTCTGGCTTGCACCGGCTTCTTTCAACACCTTCTGGCGCTCTGGGGTGCGCAGCCCTTCGAGCACAGCGAAGTCAACGGTCGTGATTTCGATGGCATGCTCGACGACCTTGACCAGATCGGGGTGCACGCCTTTGAGCCTGTCCTTTGAACGCTGCGAGAGCTTGAACATTTACTTGTCCGCCTTGCGATCTATCTTCTCTTCGATGTGGTCGAGCTTTTGGAAGATGCGGGTCAAAGCATCTTCGAAAGACTCGCGCTTGACGTAGTTGCCTGCCACCAACACCTCGATTTGCCCAACCTTTTCGGCCAGCTTGGTGTCTGCGCGTTGCAGGTCTTTGACAGCCTGCCACACGGCATTAAGCAAGAAACCGATCAAGCCACCAAAGCCTGCCAGTAACCAATTGATGATTGTTTGATCCATGTTGGTGTTCGGTGTTGGTTAGGAGAGAACAATCACTTGAACGTTTGCTTCATCAGCAGAAGAGCCAGCTAGGTTCTGGGTTGTAACGTTCAGTTGTGTTGATGTGTGAACAGCTTGCAGTTGCGTGAATCTTGAAGAAGAACCAACAGCCGAGTAATTCGCATCGCTCATCGCACTCGTAAAGTTGACCGTATAGTCCCCCGTCCCATTGTCAGTAATCGACGAGACATTGAACGCACGACGAATGGCGACTGTGCCTGTGCCGTTGAAATTAACCCATGCTTTTGCCGAGCCATCCACGACCGTATCGGTCGGGACGGTCTTGCTGCCTGCTAAGTTGGAGAGCGTTGTTGCTTTGATTGTGGACAATTTTTCTCTCCTTTAGCGGAAGATGGAGAAGTTTGCAAATGAAACATCAAACCCAGTCGTATTTCCAGGGCTGTGATATTTAATTCTTAAGGAGCTCGCAGTTGAAGATTGATAGTAAAAATCTCCATAAAAACCTCCGCAGTCAACTGCAATTTTTCCTTCCCCATAACTAAAATTCGCATCCGGCATCGCAGTCGTAAAATTCACTGTGTAATCACCTGTCCCGTTATCCGTGATGCTTGACACATTACCAGAAGCTCTGATAGCAACAGTACCTGTACCGTTGAAGTTCACCCAAGCCTTGCAAGTGTAAACTTCCACACCAGAACTGTTTTGCAGTGTCTGGACTTTTAATGTTGACATGGTTGAATCCTTCCATTGCTATCTTGTGCAAGTGTTCTTCCGCGACGAAAACCATCTGGCACAACAAAATCCAAATTAACACGCATATTCTGCTCTCCGTCCGTTATCCAAATCTGCTTCACTGTCAGGTGCCTGCCTTTGACAAACCCATCAGGGACGACCTCTCCAAGATGCAACTTTACTCTGACAGTGCGCAACGAGACTGGATCGTGATACTCAACACCTCGTTGGCGAGACTTCGTTTCTTCAGTACGATGGCCATGAGAAATTCCACGTTTTGAATTTGAAATCTTTTTGCGCGTTTCATCTGACAGCGCAGTCCCAGTTTTGATCAAGGAAATCTTTGCTGCTGTTTTTTTATTGCGCATTGGATTGTTCTCACGCATACGGTGTGATGTTTCAAATCCATGAGCTTTGCGTGCTGCTGCAAATCCATGCGATGTAAAGCATCGTCTATGGAACCCGCTACCATATCGCATACAAGCAAACGCCTGCGCCAGCTTTACGTTGTTTGGGTGCATTTTGCGTAGGAGCCAATGCGCGATGAAGTGCGCCCTAGGTGTGAGTAAAACCAAGTTTGAGTCGTCATCATTACCACCAACACATCTCGGAATAATGTGATGTTTTTCCAAATACTCTCCTGTGTGGTTGCACGCCACAAGGTTAGAGTAGATGCGTTGGTAGTCCACTATTACAGCCCTTCAACGATGGTTTTCAGCGCACCCACATCAGCGGCTGCGTCGATCTGGTTTTGCACCTCGGCATACTTGGCACGCACCTCAGCACGAGCAGCCTCAGCAGCAGCGGCTTCACTTGGAATCGTAGCCTTCAAATCAAGCGGAGCAAACTCGGCAGCACGGGCAGCGCGGCGCTTGTCATGGGCGATGGTTTTGGCTTTCGACAAATCAATGATGATAGACATTTAGGTTCTCCAGGTTGCGCCACAAGCAATGTGGCCGATTGCACTTCGCGTCACGCCGAACTGTTCAGCGATTGCGCTTTGACTAACTCCATTTTCAAGCAAGACTTTGATCTGCACAACTTTTACATCGTTCAGCTTCGTTGCACGTCTGTTTCTTGCTTGCTCTGTTACTGTGGCCCATTTGCAGTTTTCTTTTGAGTACCCGAGATTGTTATCGATTCGCTCAATACTCAATCCAGATGGTTGGTTGCCCATATCCTCAAAGAATCCTTCAAACTTACGCCACTTTTCGCAGACTGTAATCCCACGAGCACCATAATCTTTGAAAGCATGGTGAGAAGGATTGTGGCATCTGCGAACCATTGAATCCCAAACACGGTATTCGTTCGATCTAGACATTCCGTGCGAAGTCCACGAGCATCCGCAAGAGTTTGTTTTTGCAGACGAAAGGTGAGTATGTTTCACATCTTTCTTCGTCCCGCATTCACAAACGCAGTGATACATCCTCTCACCGCGAACTGGATGCTTGAATGACTCACCAACAGACCACTTTCCGATCTGCTGGCCAGTCAAACTTGGTGGACTTAGTCTTGCCACGACCAGGCATCCCTAAAAGTTCTATCGCTTGGCACATCAGCCACATCGACTACTTTATACGGCTTGCCAGCAGGCACGGCTTTGAGCACATCCTCAAGCGTTGCGCCGGGGGCGGGAACAACGATAGACACACCGCCTTCGTCGTTGGGATAAATGATGCGAGAGTTTTCCATTTGAGATTCTCCAGTGGTTAAGGGGTTGGGTTAGCGAAATATATTGCTTAAATGATATTAATTATTATCGAAGTTCAGACCAACCAACTAATCCAACTCCGGAAGCTGTTAAACCTCTGTAAGTTGCACCATTTGGAATAACGAAACTTAAATTGCATGGCATATTTGCTGACGCGCCTGATCCCCTATACCACCCAACAGTTACACCGTTGATTTCAAATGCAGCTGTTGGAGAAGCAAGAGTTGCAGTCAATACTGTGAAAAAATTGACTTGTATAGGTCTTCCAGTTGCATTTGTGTATGTAGTTCCGATTGCTCTGGATGATGTTAAATCTTGCCAAGATTGGTCTTTACCAAGCAAGTTTGCTGTGTCGAAGTTGTCGCTTCCGCGAATGACTGAAGGCATTATGCGATCTCCTTTTTGCGACCGGTTCCTAAGCGATAAAACTCTTTTGGAACAGGAAGATTGTGTTTCGTGTATTCGTCAATCATTGCAGCGTCAGCCTCTTGCTTTGTATGAAACTTTCCAAGGTACCGCCTGACACCATCAATTGTGACACGCGCCTTGTATTTTGGTCTTTTACCTACGCAGTTTTCAAAGTGCCATTGTTTCATTCCTGTCTCACCGCCAGACTCTCCGCAGTAATGGCACACAACTGTTTTATGGACATACCCGCGAAACAAAAGACTCTTCTTTATTCGAGACTCCTCGCTTTGGCAGTAATCTTTAACACCTTTCCCACCGGAAGTTGCGTTCACAAGATCAGCTCCAGCTTCTCTAAACGCAGCTATGAGTTTGCATTCATGCTCGAAAGCCTCTTGTTCACCATCAAATCTCTGCACGATTTTCATTAAAACACCATCGTGCTTTGCAACAACCTCTCTCCACTTAATGCTTCTGTCGCTCATGGAATAGACGCGGTTTCCTGTTCCTTTTCCAACATAGAAAACATCTCCGTCTGGCGTGCAGTGAACGTAGGTGTAGTGCTTCATACGATTGTCCAAGTTGATCCGCTAGGCACTGTGACTACAATTCCACTATTTATAGAAACAGGCCCTGCGGTCATCGCATTTTTGCCCGAGGTGATCGTGTAGTCATTGGTCACGGTCTGGTCGTTCTCGAAGAAGATTTTATTCGACCCACCCCCTGTTGCGCCACCCCCAGAGCTGGAAAGACCAACGCTGCGGAACTCGGTGCCCGAGCAGACGATGAAGCAAGACTGGCCAGCGGCCAAAATCAAGGTCGATGCACCGTCGATGGTCTCTCCACCGTTGGGGTCGATGGTGATGGAGCCAGTGCCCACGTTGACCACACCGAAGGCGAAGCCATCGCCAAGCGTAGCCGCAGCAGTCAGCGACAGCGTCCACGTGCCAGTGCTGTTGAACACCTTGCCTCGGTCGCCTGTGACGACCGTGTAAGCGCCCGAGAGCGCAGTCGTGTCAGAGGCCAGTGCGCCCAAGTTCAAGAGGGCTGCGGCCTGCGTCGTGCCACCCGTGCCACCTTGGTTCAGCGGTACCGTGCCTGCGATCAGCGAGAAGTTGATGCGCTCGGTTGCGTTCAGCGACTGGAACACCAGCGTGCTGTTCTTGTTCTTCACGGCCACCGAGTAGTCGGTCGCGTCCACATAGATTGGTGAAGGCGAGCCGCTGCGCATCGGGTAGCCACCCAGCGTACGCACAGGCTGCGAGGCGGGAATGGTCAGCGCGGCATCCCAGTAGATGGCCTGTGGGTTGGCCTCTGCTGGCAGGCCAGCCGTGCCGATGTAGATGTAGCCATCCTCCAGCGGCTGGCCATCGCGGTCTGTGAAGATCGCAAACGGCGAGTAAACGGACAATGCGGGCATTATTGGTTCTCCTGATCAAATTGGCGCTCGGTCTGCAGAGCATTGACAATCCACTGCTCCAGCTTGCCGGGGTCGCGGGGGAGGTTCGCGGCCTTTGCAAAATTCATGAAAGATTGTGACATGGATAGGCGCTTGATGGCCTCTTTGCTTGGGTCGGCTTTGGTCGCAGCTTCGATGGCCAGCTTCTGGAACTCGTCGCTGGCAAAGAGCTTGCCTGCAGCGTCGATCGCATCCTTCTTGCCACTGGACAAGGCGTTCATGATGCCGGTCGTAGCCGCGGCAGCGATGGGGCCACCGCCTGATGCAGCCACGCCTGTGGTCACCGCCTTGCCCAGGGTGCTTTCCATGACCTTGCCGACCAGCCCCTCGGCTTTCATCGACTCGACCAGCGCCTGGTTCGCTTTGCCGGTCGTCAGGACGTTGGCGCGAGCCTCTGTGATGCGCTTGGACACCTCGTACAGGTCGCGCATGGTCTTGTGCGCCTCTGGGCC